GTCGTGGTCGGCTGCGGACCAAGGATACGCGTCTATCCACCAACGCGATACCCTACGGTTTACAGGCCTACCGGAGTGACGAACGGTGTACGGCTCACGGGATGTAGCACCCCGCATTGCCGCATACATAAGAGCTTTAGCATGCTCTACACAATTAAGGTGATCCATACTGTCACGCCTGGCACGAGTGAGAATTTCGCGCCAAGCCCAACGACGGCTCGCCTTCCTCCAAGATACAAATTTGGAGGTCATCGCGACATCTAACGGGACACTAAAACACGTGTCACCTGGCTCCCGCCCCGGCCTATAAAAAGGCAATGGGGATAAGGTTCGCAGGTAAACGGAAGCTTCAATTAAGAAGCTCTCGCACCGTTGAGAGCGGAGGATGGAATTGTGAAGCGCAAACACCTGGCGAATATCTACCAGGCGCTTGTCGCAATGTACAGGACGAACGTCCTGCCCGTTGTACCAATCACTTCCACATGACTCACGGAAGGGGCCGGTTACGAATGTTTTATCCCTATTGGTTTTGAAGCCAATATCCCGTAGCAACTCTATGGTCGCAAGGGCCAGGTGTTGTTTAACCACAATGTCATCTCCGTAAACGGAGAAGTCATAATGACTAGCAACAGGAGACTCACTATCGAAGAAACGGCTTACCGCGTGACAGACGCTAGCGAAAATCAGCGTCTGTAGTGGGAAGCAAAAACCATTACCCATACTGCAGAACTTCTCATACCTTCGGGTAGAGTTGTCCAGCTTGTACCAAGGGGCTCGAATGTTTGATAAAAACTCGAACCACTCGGCGGGCAATAGGTCCCTCACTAACTCCGTCGATAAACTGTCGGAGGCAGCAGAGAGATCTATAGTACAGAAAGGGTCGAAATCAGACATGGAACCGCTCCTTGCCAGGAGCTGATTCACACGCTGATCACGCAGATTTATACCTTGCCGCAACAATACGTCGCGGAGATACTCGTCTGCACCTTTCTGTACGAACCCGTTAAGTAACGGCTCAACAGCTATTGACCGATCGGTCAGAGCCGTCTTGGTTACGAAAGAAATATTATTACAGCTCACCAGCTTGACCTTTTGGAGAACACGGCTACGAAATTCATCGTAGTCCTTCGAGCTTCGCTCGTCGGTTCCGTAACACACTAATGCACCCGGGAGGATGCACTCGCGTGTGTGGACGTTCTTCCAAAGACCAATCAAGGCGTATGGTAGGGCGCTAGGTGTAACGGTCCACTGCTTCGCGAATAGTTTACGCATTGCATTGGTTCTATTTCCGTGAACACCTAAAGACGCGCCAGCTGCAAAGTCGCATTTAGAGGTAATAGCGGCTATATCGGGTTTGATTCCGATGGTGGCTACTATGTACTCTCGGGCAAATTCCAATTTCTGGAAATGCGGGTCGAAGTTTTTTCGCAACGACCTTCTCCGTTGGTTTTGCCTCTTACAGCGATGCTCAGCCGCGAAGAATTTCTTAATCGCGGCGGCTCTAGGGTTGATCCCCGGAACCTCATCGTTCGTAAAAGGGTACTTCCGAATAAATGCGGCTACTTGACACTCAGCAAAATAGCTTGCTGCCGACTCATACTTCTGTGGGTCGATAGTGTCAGCCCATTCCAGGAGTCGCGCGTAGTGCCCGGCACGAAGATGTCCGAGCAGTTTGTCGCGATCTGGAATGGAGCAGCTCTGTAACACAGTCAGCAACAGTTGCTTGTAAGCATTTGCTGCATCTCGATTCACCGTAATAAGTGAATTGCTTTTACATTTAGGCATATAGCCTCCTTGTATTGAACATTTTAAGGACCAAAGATGGGTGGCATAGACGTATAGTCCAAAGCCACGCACCAGCCGTAATTATGCGATGAACTGAGGAACCAAAATAAAATAATACCAGTTCCTACAATTATTGCAAAGCTTTTCCTATCCATGGTACTCTCCTCAACAAACCCACGATGTTACAGGGCGGCGGAAGCCGTCTACTGAACAATGTCATGGGTTTTGAAAAGGGCGAGCGCCGCGGCAGACGAAGCATAAGCAAAGGCATCGTTTATTGCGGAGTCCTGTTCAGATGACTGTGCCCCGACGGGAATACTGACAGCAATGTCAATAATAATATCTCCCACGGGATCGGTACCATCTGTGGCTGCTCGCGTCAGCTTTATACGCGAGCGTCCCTTTCCAGCATAATCTGCCGTTGGCTTCGCCGCAGTGCGGCTCAGGTCGACAAAATCATTACTGGACAGGGTATGCCCAGGGCCATGATATCGCATGATATCTGATGTGCGTGGCACGTCGTTGACGTACGTTTTCGCATCAAGTGTTAGGCTCATAAGAGCTCCTTAGTTATGTATCAGTTAATGGACAATCATTTACGGGACAGTAGTTGCCCTATCAATGAAACCAGGTCAGTAACCCAGGCAACATCGAGTTCCCCGCTATAATTTTCAAGCGGATGAGGTCTCAATGCGAGCCCGAGCCCGACACCAGGTGTCCGGGTTTTGGTTGTGGAGGTATAATTCTCCGTTATTGTTCCATCAGCCGTGATCGTCGGTACCGACCCATAAATCCCTACTGGTTGTGAAACCCAGCGGGACGTACGGGAGGTCGACGCCTCGACTGTGAACGTAGTCCATGAAGCTAAGTACTTAACACCCACTTGGGGTGAGAGCGCCTGAATGAAAGGACCAATATTCAGGAACCTGTCCACGACAAAGGACCAGGGAATTGCTTCCCATATGGGGGTGCGACATCTCCCCTAGAAAACCCGTAAGGGTTCAGGGAAACATCGTACTCGTAGAGAATGCCGGCGCGAACCGAGCGGCGTGAGGTCG